GCGCCAGGCGTCGAGGGGATGAAAGCAAGCCACATCACAGCCGGTACCCGCCGCGAGTGGGCGGTGGTGCAATGTTGATGTACTTGGTCCGCTGGACGCCGTGGTTGAACATGTTGGCAGACCGTGATTTAGAGACAGTAGAACGTTTCATGGGAGCTTTCATTAGAGGTGGTAAGAGTACCACCTAGCACAGTTTAAATCAAGTAGAAAAACTGTGCAAGGCGGAAATGGGATTTCCTTCCGGCCTTAGACGGCCGAGCCGCTTGTTGCGGCAGGTTGATCAGGAGGGGCAATGCCGGGGACATCGCCAGCGAGAGCAGCATCAAGGAAGAGGCCAACATCATGTTGATATTGGGCCCGAATGTCAGCAGGGTATTCGGAGAAGGCTTGTTCGGCTTTGCGAACAAGATCGAGCGATGACTTGTAATCGGTAGCATCGCGGAAATCGCCGTACTGGGGTACGCGAACATTGTCAGGAAGAAGGCCGGTTTTCAAGAACCGGCCGACGATGACGTTGATATCAGCGTCCTCGGCGTCAGATTGACGAGTAAGCGACGGGTCGTCGCAAGAGAGAGAAGTTTCGAGAGAAACATCAGAAATAGAATAATTGTACGGAGTACGAAAGAAAGGAACAGTAGAAGATACGTAGGGAGAATAAGGGAAGAGACGATCAGTGAGAGAAGTAGGAGTAGAAGGAAGAGAAGAGAAAGAAGAAGAAGAAGAACTAGTAGTAGAAGTAGACATAGTAATAAAAGAAGTAATAGGTTTAATGGAAGTAGAAGAAGGGTCCCAGACTGGGACACCAGAAGGACGAAGTTTAGTCATTGAGAATTTCAGTGGAAGAGCCGCCGGAGGGATTACCGGCTTTGTCATAGCGGGTCGTGTTAGAACGAGTACGACCCTTTTTGAATAGCTTGGAAACATCGGGAATGAGTTTTTCCAAGACATCGATCGCATAGCGATACTCATGGGACACACGGCCAAAATTGTCCGATGATTTAGCAGCCTGGAGATCAAGTTCAAGGAGACCAGCTTCATTGAGAACTTTGTAGGCCATAGCGGACAGCTGGGCCTGACGCTGAGTCTCAGTAACACCTTGCTGTTTCATAAGAGCAGAAGACTGGACCAGATTGTCGGCCGCAGCTCGCAAACGCGCACCCTCAGAGGGAATATTTTTAATCTCAGCGACAATTTTATCGGCCTGATTACGCATCAAATCCATTGATTGTCGAGAAGAACCAGCGGAAGAATGATGGAGGTCAATTTGAGCGCCAGCAAGCGGCGCAACGTAACCAGTCTCGGCCTCGGTCTTGGCAGCCTGGGCAGAAGCGGCACGACTTTGGGCGTCCAATAGATCGATTTGACCCTGTTGAAGCTTAGTAGACAGATAGGCAGATGCAGCCTCACCCATTGGGTTAGAAGGCACCTGGGCCTGTTGGCCGGTAGGAGGGGCGCCGCCCCCCTGTTGGTAAGCAAGCATAGGATTAAGGCCAGCGGCCATCATATCTTGAGTCGAGGTTTGATAGCGTGTCGCAAATTGTTGAGCCGAAAACGCATTAGCGTTGTCAGCTTGACGTTCGGCAGACGCGTTACGGCGCTCGCCGCCCAGATAACTGAGCGCAGCGGGGGCAATAGCAGCCAGAGCAGACCACATGTTAGAAATGGTCGATGAGACCAGGAACAGAGTACATAGGCAACGGACGCACAGCAGTGATACTCCAAAACGTATCCATGATGATCTGTTGACCGTTCGCCGCCGCACCAACAGCAAGGACACGACTCAAAGGCGGCGTGTCCTGAATAAAAGTGGTGTTAAGGGTAGGCAAAGCCGTAAAACGTTGGGCCAGGTGCCAAATATCAATCGTGCCAGCGGACGTGGACTTAAACAGGCCGGTGATCTGGTTGGGGTTATAGCGATATTCGGCCCAACGCTCCTGATAACCGAAAACATTGGTGTCATTAACGGATCCATCGCAATAAATCTCACGATTAAGGATAGCCTGTTCACCAAGCGCCTGGAACACAGGGAAATAAAAGTCGTAGCGGGTAGACCGATTCCACATTTTGCGGACGCCCTGCTGATAGGTCAGGTCGGCACGGACGCAAGCAAGACCGATGACATAGCCATGCTCGACAAAGGACTGATTAAAGCCATGACCCTGGCCGAGAGTCGTACCAAAAGCGGAAAGATTGCCAGCTGGCGTAGTCTGACCCGTTGCACCAGTACCGGTAGTCTGGGCGACAGGGTTGACGTTGATCATGGTGTGACCACCGCCCAAATATTCAGGCCGCTGGAGGCGAGCATCGGGAGAGATCACGCCAAAATGAGAACGGACGATCTCAGTGTATCGAGTGCCGCCGCGCGCGTCGCGCTCGAGCAGTTTTTGGATTTGGAAGGACTGACGCAGCTGGTTGACCGTGGCGGCCGTAGCAGCGGAAAGGTCCGCATACAAACCGGACACACCGGAATTGACGACACCAACGACCTTGCCAGTATTAACCGCAGTACCCGCGGAAACAGTACCAATAGGCTGAGCAAAATTGTTAGTCGTAGCATTCAGCGCGGTGACTGAATTAATGCCGAAAGACAGCGTACCATCAGTAAGACCCAAAGCACGACCAGTGCCATAAACAGGGGCAGACGTGCCTAGCGGCAGAGTGACAGCAGCGCCTTTTTGTACAAAGGGAAGCGAAGCAGTGAAATAGTCCTTACGCTTGCCACGGCGAAGCAGGGAATACGTGGCAACAGAATCCGAAGCATCACCTTTATTGACGGTGACGGAGTTCTGGAGGTTTTCGTCGCGAAACCAATCGTTGAAGATCAGATTGTAGGCCCGAAGCGGCAAATTCATGCCGGTATAAGTAGCAGCCGCGCCAACCTGGCCGGCAGTGGGCAAACCAAAATAATCATAGATCGAGCCAACAGCATAACCGCCCACGGGGGACGTAATAGTCGGGACAGTGTAAGAGATCGAGTCAGCGGGGTTATCCTGCTCGCCCATAAACCGGACCCAATTGTCCCAGACCAAACGATTAGGGACAAAGAAGAAAAAAGTCTCAAGATGCAAATTGTCCATTATGGGAACAATCGGAGTAGCAAGCCGACCAAACAAGGTACCAGAAACCTTGAAAGTGTCACCTGGAAGAACTTCCTCGCAAAAAATAGGAACCAACAAGCCGGAATCAAACGTGGTTTTCAAGGTCTTTTGCATGGCAAAAGCAGAACGAGGAACATCAGACTTAGGAATCATTGCAAACTGCTGAGTTTGCGCGGACATATTGCGATACATAGTCATAAAATTTTTCCAAAAAAGAAGGGGCCGAAGCCCCAATTATCAAGACTGGACGTGATCCAGGCCAACGGTCATACGCTCGGGCTTTTGCCCGATAAGCTCACCGGATTCATCGTCAAAAAAACCGAGAGCGTGTAATTCAAAATCACCAGGGTGCTTGTTCAGGTCGTTATTTTCGCGGACAGTGCGAACTTCGTCGCCAAAGGAGCGAACAGCAGCAGCGCGGGAACCAACAAAGGCAGGCCGTGAATACAGAGAGGCAGCACGGTCATAAATAGAGACGATGAGCATTTTCATTTGAAATTCCTAGTTAATTTTTTAAGGTTAGCGGTGAACACTTCCTCACGGACTGCAAGCCGTTCAGGAGTCGATTCATGTGTACGAGTCATAGCATCCAGCAGCCGCTGGAATTTGACGGACTCGAAGTCGTCAGGAGAGCGCTTCTCCCAAAGCTTGTCATAAAAACGTGGTACTGGGTTTTTGGATCCTTTATAAATGATGTTGTCGTGAGGGAAAATGTCGGTATCGGCGAATTCGTCGAACCACACGCGACCAATGCCAGGCTTGAGAGACATCCGAGCAAACTCGGGAGTAAAAATCTCGCCGGTATCAGGGTCAGTGTAAACGAACTTGGCAAACGCACCAGTCGTTTTTTTGAGGCAGTACCGGGCAACGTATGCGGCAGATTCATAGGTCAGCTCGCCAATGGAAGAATGACCGTAAGGCCAAAGACGTTCGAGAATAGGAGACCGATAGAGTTCGGCTCCTTGCTTGCCTTTCCAGATTCGCTTATCTGGAAAATCATAGCCAAACAATAAGGCGTGGTAATGGGGGCGGCCACGAAGAGATCCGTATTCGCCGCACATGAAGAAGCGGACTGGATGGATCCGTCGAAGGTAGCGCATGAACCGTTGAAAGTGGGCATAGTTCAAAGAGCCACTTTCGGGCAGGTGTTCCTGGTCGTACGTGAGCGTGACAAAACAGGATTGCTCGTGGCCCCGGAGTTCGTGCATGCACCGAAGCGCCCATTCTCGGGATCGATCGACGCGACAGCCCATGCATTGGCCACAAGGTAAAAGCAATCGAGTACGTGCATCATCACGCTTTAGATTGTCCTGGAAGACGATGGAACCATCACCGCAGCGCCAGGCGTCGAGGGGATGAAAGCAAGCCACATCACAGCCGGTACCCGCCGCG